TTTAGAAGTTTTTACTTTTTTATCTTCATCATCAAGTTTTTGAAACATTTTTTGAACTTCTAATATTCTTTGATGATCTTTTTGGTTTAAGGCATCTAATTCTGGAATTAAAGTTTCAAAAACACGATCAATTGCATTAAAACGAGCATCGCAAAGATTAGCTAAACCTAACAAAGCAATAGAATATTTATCTGCAACTTTTGCAGGAACTTCCTCATCCTCATCTATTTCCTCTGCAAGAGTTTTTAAATCGTTACAAATAAAAGAGGCGTTCATAATTTTATCTTCTAGATCAAATCTATCCATTTTTTACCCCATAAACCACATTACTAAATAGAAACCTACTACTGTAAAAATTCCCATATAAACAAGAAAACCACTAAATTCTAAAAATTTATTAAGATTCATTTTAAATCTCCACATCTAAAGGGTCAAGATTAGTTAACTCAGTTGATTCTTCTTGACCACCATAAGCTAAACGTCCAGTATCATAGTTATAAACTGCAGTTCCACAACTACCAGTTAATCCTGTAAACCTAGACTTTAAAACATTCATTCTAATTGTATTTCTATCTTTTTCTGTATCCCCGTTTAAATCACGAGCAAAAGCTAGAATATCAAAACTAATTTGCTTAATGGAGCCGGAACCTCGAATGTCATCTAAGCTAGCCATCTGACCATCTTCAAAAGATTTTCCTACTTTATCCATTTTTCTTAAATGAGAAACTAATCCAATCCAGACATCATGTCTTTTAACTAAGGATAGTAAATCATTCATAACTTTATCAACAGCTTCGTTACCTGTTAATCCTTCAGAACCTTCCGAAACCAAGATTGTAATGTGGTCCAGAAAGAGGTATTTAGCACCCATAACGCACATAGACTCCAGAGTATCAATAATAGAACCGTCTCTGATACTCCCGTGATGATCAAGAACAATAACCCTGCCATCGCCAAAGACGGTATCAAAACCTGGACGAAGATCGTCAAGAGGAATTTCATCTTTAGCAGGGTTTTTGTTGAGGACCATACCCGATAACTTCCTGGCGACTTCCGAGGGTGATTCTTCCAAAGAGACCAAACCGATTTTTTCATTTGTTGTTTCCAGTAAGTGTAACATTATTTCGCGTAACAAAGTAGATTTACCAGAACCAGTACCACTAGTCCATAAAGTAATTTCACCTGTACGCATACCTTTTAACTTATCATTAATACCTGCAAGACAAGGAGGATAGGGAATACTTTTCTTATTAGAGTATTCTACCATTTCTTCCCAAATTTGCTCGGGGTCTGTGATAAGACCTGCAGGAGAATATTGTTTAGCATTCCATACACATTGCATGGTTGCCTCTTCTCCTTGTTTAACTAAAGTATCGTTAGCATCTTTTTCTAATGATCTAACAACTTTAACTTTATCAAAACCAATAATTTTAGCAGCTTCTCTTAAAGCGGTATCACCTTTTTCATCATTATCTAACCATAATATTACCTCTTGAAATGATCGCAACCATTTACGATTATTTTTTAAAGGGGTTAGCATGGAAGCAGAAGGTAGAGAAACTACTGGATATATTTTTTTATATTTAACAAAAGCAGCGTGAGCTATAGCCATTGCATCAAGCTCGCCTTCAGTAACAATAACACGATTGCCACCTGATGCAAAATTTGATTGACCAAATAGTTCACAACTACTTTGAGAGAAACTACCAACAATACTAAATTGTTTTGGTAATAATCTCTTTTTGTAAGCAACTACTTCACCTTCTACTGTGTATGGGTAATATTGAGCAGTTACTGTACCATCATTATCTGTTTCAGATCTTACTCCAAAGTGTTCCATAACAGGCTTAGATATTTTACGATCAGGCATTGATCTAATACCTAGATGTTCTATATCTCCAAGATTTAATTGAGATGTAAATTCTGTCACTATCTCTTTCTCTTTAAAATTAATTTCATGAATATTCTTCACAGGCGTTTCACAAGAAAAACAATAACCTGAATCATCTTCATATACTTGAAAAGCATCTGAACTGGAACAATTAGGGCAAGGCTGATTACGAAGAACAATTCGTCCCATTAATGTTTTGTTTCCTCTTCTGCTTCTAATACATTAACTGCAGCAAGCATCATTTCTTCTATTTCTTTTTCAGAATAACGTTTACGCTCTGCTTTAGGTGTTAAAATTTGTGCTAAAGTTATTATCCAAAAGTATATAGCAAAGCCTAAACCAATATAACTTAGAGGAGTAGCTACTCCTGCATTATGAGATACCCATGCATTAACAGGTAAATAAATATTTAAACAAGTAAATAAAAAACCTGTTATATTTGTTAAATTCATTTCATGTACCTCCTAAAGGTTACATCTAAATACTCTTTTCCTTTCTTCACAATTTCTTTTTCAGCAACTATTTTATAAACATATCTATCATTAAACCCGTATAAATTTTGCCAAGTGTCTAAAACAGGTTTACATACATTATCTACATCTGCTAATTTAGAAGAAAATCCAGCTTGGATTTTTACTTCTAATTGCTCTGTGTCATTAAACGGCCATACTTTATGACTATCGGGTGTGTTATAAGCTATATCTTCTCGCCATTGACGATATTCTTTTGTAATTTGTTTAGCTTTATACCAAAGTTTATTAGCAGATATAGGTTTTATATTATACTTATAATGCCATTGTTTTAACTTCATATAGGTAATACCCATTTGTCATCTATAGTTTGTTTTATATAAATTAATTGGCCACAAACCAACAGTCTATCATACCAATCATTAGGATGATATTCTTGCCATTTACTAATTACAAAATCTAATCTATTTTCTGGTTTAACATCTTTAAGCCAAGCGTCTGCTTTTTTAGGACCAATACGATATAAACCTTTAATATTATCAGCAGAATCACCCATTAATAATTGTTTATGAAACCATAAATCTGCTTCATCTTCAGAAACATGGTAAAGCTCATCTTTTTTAGGATTATAATGAGCACCTGGAACCATATTTAAATCTTTGTCTTCATGTACTAAAACATAAGGTATATTATTATTTTTATCTTCAACACACCAAATACGTGCTAAATCATCTGCTTCCATATTATCTGCTCTAATAGCATTAAATTCTTCCATTAAAGCATTATGTGCTGCTTTTAATAAAGGTATTTTATCTTG